AGGGAAGATATAATTTTACACTGAACCACTTTTTTGAAAGACTAAATATTTACAACGAAGAACAGTTTAATTACGAAATTAGTAAGGTAAAAATCAAATGAATGACGTTTCATATACAGTTCTAAAATTGGCTAACGGAGAAGATATTATCTGTGAAGTAGATTATGAGCGATATGATTCAGAAGCCTCCCCATCACAAAGGGTATTTGAAATTCAGAACCCCCTACTTATGGTTGCAACTAGAAGGATTGAGCCTGATGGAGTTAAAGAAGGTTTAAGTTTGTCTCGTTGGGTAGAGCCTTTCACTGAACAAAAATATTTTTCTATTCCAGCAACTTCTGTCATAACATCAGCAGAAGCTTCTCCTGGCCTTGTAAAATATTATGAATATGTTTTAAAAAGAATGGATCATTATTTTGATGAGGAGACTCTTCCCACAGATGAGGAATTAGACGAAATAGAGCTAGAAGAAAATGAAGAGTTTTTAGAATTAGAAAGTCCATCTAATAAAATTCATTAACGCAATACATTGCTTATTATACACTAAAAAAATATTTTGTCAAGTCCCTTTGGGGTCTTGACTTATCTACCATAGTATAGTATATTCAAATAGTTACTATCTAGGAGTAGTCATGAGTAAAAAAGCAAAAGATAAACCACATTATGTAGATAATAAAAAATTCTTACAAGCAATGATCGACTGGCGTGCTACATGGCCAAATGAAGAAGAAATTCCTCCAGTTACAAATTATATCGGAGACTGTTTTTTAAAAATTGCAACACATCTATCGTATCGTCCTAACTTTATCAATTATACATATAGAGATGAGATGATATCAGATGGCATTGAAAACTGTTTACAGTATGTAAAGAACTTCAATCCAGAGAAGTCTAAAAACCCCTTTGCATATTTCACTCAGATAATCTACTATGCATTCTTGCGTAGAATACAGAAAGAGAAAAAACAAACACACGTAAAAAATAAGATGATTGAAAAAGGTACATTTGAATCTTGGACAGTGATGGATGGCGATGACACTGGTTATACTGTGTCAGGGTTTGATCCAAATATTATGTTGCCAGACGAGGACGTATACAAGCCTAAGAAAAAAGAAATTAAATCAGCAAAAGGTTTAGAAAAATTTATGTCTACTGGTGAAGAAGAAGAGATAGATAGTGTCGTTATGAGAGGTGATGAGCGTTGAAATTAGCCATTATTACTGATACTCATTTTGGTGCAAGAAACGACAATCTAAACTTTAACGAATATTTCTATAAATTTTATGACAACGTATTCTTTCCAACTCTGAAAGAGCGAGGTATAACAACGTGTGTTCACATGGGAGATGTAACGGACAGACGTAAGTATATCAGTTATAGAATTGCAAATGATTTTCGTGAGAGGTTTGTAAATCGTTTTAAGGAGATGAATATTGATCTTCATATTATGATTGGTAATCATGACACCTACTACAAGAACACAAGTGAGGTGAACTCTATGGAAGAGCTTGTTGGGTCTGATAGGTTTAAAATTTATACTGGCCCAGAGGTTGTAGAATTTGATGGCACACCTATTCTGTTTATTCCTTGGATTAACTCTAACAACTACGAAGCTTCGATGGACGCATTAGAAACTGCAAATGCAGATATTGCAATGGGTCATCTTGAGGTGAATGGTTTTGAGATGCATAAAGGACAGAAGGCTGAGGGTAAACAGGATAAGAAACTATTTCGTAGATTTGAAACTGTGTTTAGTGGTCACTTTCATCACAAGTCAGATGATGGTCAAATATTTTATCTTGGAACACCCTACGAGATTTTTTGGAATGATCATGATGACCCAAAAGGATTTCACATCTTTGACACTGACACAAGAGAACTTGAGCGTATCGTAAATCCTTACACACTCTTTGAGAAGATTTACTATGATGATACCACAGAAGACTACAAGAAGCACGATGTGTCAAAATACAAGGAGAAGTATGTCAAACTCATAGTGGTCAACAAAAAAGACTTGTACCAGTTTGACTTGTTTACTGATCGACTACTCAAGGCTGATGCACATGAGGTAAAGATCATTGAGGACTTTTCAGAACTGGATGCAAAGAATGTGTCAGATGAGATTGTAGAAAACACAGAGGATACGATGACACTACTTGAGAAGTATATTGATGAGTTAGATGTCACACTAGATAAGAAGAGACTTAAGAACACGATGAAGTCTCTATATAATGAGGCACAGGACTTAGAACTATGATGAGTGGCAATTTATGTGAATTTTTAGGTGAAGAATTACCTAAAAATCTTAGAAAGTGTATAAAGTGTGGAGAAGAAAAATCTTTAGAAAACTTTGGTTTTAGATCATACGGTAAAAACGGTCAGAAAACAGAGCAACGTAATGACTGTAATCAATGTAGAAATAAACAAGGCAGAAGATTAAAATTAATTAAAAAATATAATCCTCTACCAGACCTTGACACATATGAATGTCCACGTTGTAAAAGAACACAATCAGAAATTTTTAAAACTGGCTCTTGGATAAACACAAAAAAGAAAACTTGTTTTGTTCCAGATCATAATCATAAAACAGGAAAATTTAGAGGTTACATATGTGATGACTGTAACACAATTCTTGCAAGATCAAGAGAAGATCATGATCCACTAATGGCTATTAATACTCTAAGAAATATTGCTAACATGATTGAACAGGATTTAAAACTTTGATAATTTTTAAGTATGTGAGATGGAAGAACTTTCTATCTACTGGTAATCAGTTTACCGAAATACAACTGGACAGAAATCCAACAACGCTGATCATAGGAGAGAATGGGGCTGGTAAGTCTACGATCCTTGACGCACTATGTTTTGGTTTGTTTGGTAAACCATTTCGTAACATCAACAAAGGACAACTACTCAACACGGTAAATGCCAGTGGTTCTTTAGTTGAGGTGGACTTCAAGATTGGTACAAAATCATTTAAGGTCATCCGTGGCATCAAGCCAAACGTGTTTGAAATTTATATCAACGGTAAGATGTATAATCAGGATGCAAACTCTAGAGACTATCAGAAGTATCTTGAACAACAGATACTTAAACTAAACTATCGCAGTTTCACTCAGGTTGTCATTCTTGGTAGTTCTACATTCATTCCATTCATGCAATTGAAGGCTCGTCAACGTAGAGAAGTTGTCGAGGACATTCTTGACATACAAATCTTCTCTCTGATGAACATGCTGCTCAAACAGAAACTAAAGACGATACAAGAACACCAGAGAGATGCAAACTATAATCTTGACCTAACCACTGAGAAGATTGAGTTGCAAAACAAATACATTGATAATGTGAAAAAGAACAAGGATAAACTCATCACAGAGAAAACCTCACTGCTGAGTAGTAACGAAGAAGAGATACATTCACGACAGAAAAAGGTTGATGAGCTCAAGACTGCAAATGACGATCTAGCATTAAACACCACACACTCTGATAAGACCACAGAGAAGGTGCAGAAGTTGAAGGGTCTTGATGCGACACTCAAAGAAAAACGATCTGCAACAAAGAAGTATGTTGATTTCTTTGAGGCCAACGATGATTGTCCTGTCTGCGAACAGCACATTGATGAGACGTTCAAAGAGAACATGATCACCACCAAAAAGTCAGAGTATGAAAAATTTGACAAGGGTATAAAAGAACTCAAAGATGAGCTCAAAAGACAGGAAGACGTTCTTGCAGCCGTAAACGACTACATTCGACAGATGCGAGAGAACGATGCAGAGATTGAGGAGTTGGAGTCTGGTGAGGTCAGTAAGGATGACATGGCCAAACTGACCAAACTCAAGAAATCTCTCAAGTCACACCAGACACAACACCAAGGTTTAAGAGAAGAGCAAACTTACGCCGAGGCTGCTCGCAGTATGCTGATGGACAGTGGTATTAAGACAAAGATTATCAAGCAGTATATCCCTATCATGAACAAACTGATAAATACGTATCTCACTGCGATGGAGTTCTACGTAAACTTTACACTGAATG